CCGCGCCGGAATCGCCATCCTGCCGCCCATGCGCGTGCCCGCCAATCGGGGCAAGCTCGACATCATCCTCGGCCCCGCCGTGCAAATCCCCGAGCGCCGTCCCAACGAAATCGGCTGGATGCAACCGCCGCCGTTCGACCAAGGCACCATCGAGATCGAACGCGCCGTGCGCCGCGATGTGAATGAATACTTCGGCATGGCAGGCGAGGGGGTTGATCCCAACTATGTCGCCCTCGTCCAGCAGCACACGGTGGACCGCTGGCTCCGCGATTTCAAAGCCATCATCGGCCAGACCTATCAACTGATGCAGCAATACATGCTGCCCGTCCAAATCCTCCGCGTCTCCGGTGGCCAAACCCTCCCGTTCCAAGCCGACCGCGAAAGCATCCAAGGCAAGTTCGATTTGATCGTGGATTGGGATGCCAAGAACCTCGACGCCGAAGCCCTTGGCGTGAAGCTCAACTACATCAGCAAAGCCGTCGTCCCGATGGATACCGCCGGAGTCATCGACCGCGCCGGGCTCATCAAGTTCATCATGGCCGCCGTCGATCCCGTCCTCGCCGACCTCCTCGTCCGCGACCCCGGCCCCGCCGCCGCCATGGAAGCCAACGAAGAACAACTCGCCTTCACGAAGATCGCCGCAGGCACCGAGCCCGAACTTCCCACAGAAGGCCAGAACCACCAGCTCCGCGCCCAAGTCCTCCAAGGCATCATAGCCGCCAACCCCGCCCTCCAGCAGCGCATCCAGCAGGACGAAATTTTCCGGAACATGATCGAAGCCCGCATGAAGGGCTTCAACTTCCAGCTCCAGCAACAACAAAACGCCCAGATCGGCCGCCAAGGCACGCTCCCCGCCTTGCAACAAGGAGGCGCACAATGAAGGCCACTCCCTACCGCACCGTCCGAGATGGCGTCATCAGCCGCATGGGCATCGACCCCGCGCAGCCGCTCATGGCCTCGCAAGCTACGGCTCTGGCAGAGTATTTGACCACCGCTGCCGCGACCGCTTGGACTTTCTTTGATTGGCCGGAGACGAACTACACGGAGAAGCGGGTTGTGCTTGGCACTGGCTTTGCCGAAGGAGGCTACACCTACGAGCACGATTACCAAGGCACGACCTCCTACATTGGCCGCGCTGTGCAGGGCTCGGAATTTTCCGACCTTGTGTGGCGCATCAAGCGGGTGAGCACCACGACAAGCGGCGAGGTTTCCAATATCGACACCGCGCTTAATGTGGCGTGGAACGACCGCGCCACGGCCGCCTATGTCGAGGATTCCGGCAACGAGGCTCCCGAGGATGCGTTGCCATACATTCCGCTCATCCAGACCGGCCAGACGCCTATCGGCAATGTTGTCGCGGTTTATTCCGACAAGCCGAGCGAGTATGCCATCACGCAGAAATTGGAGTTTGTCATCACTGGAGACAGCCTCGTCATCATCGACGAGAACTATGTCTCGGGTCCGGTGTATGTGGAGTTCTCGCTGCCTCAGCCAAAATTCACCAGCACCGCGTTCAACTCCTCGACCGCTTACGCAGCGGGCAACCTCGTTTACTACAACACGAGCGGCGATTGCTACGAGGCCATCGCCGACACCACCGGCAATCTCCCGACCAATGAGGAGTTCTGGCTGCGCCACCGCATCCCCGCGTTCTTGGCGGACTACCTTAAATTTTACGCCCTCGCCGAAACGCTTTCCGAGGACGGCCAGATGGACAAAGCCAACTACCAGTTCGCCCGCGCCGAAGGCATCCTGCAACAGCGCATGGACGACGCCTGGCTGCGCAAAGGCGAGGTCCGCCGCTGGTCCGCTTCGTTCCAATAATCACCCCTTGACACCCTCTCCCATAATTAAATTAACGACATGAGCAACCCCACCGTCCAGATCGCCGCCCGCTCCTCTGCTGGCATCGTGCAACCCGTCCAAGCCACACCAGATGGGGCTCTGCGAGTCACCACCGGATTTCCAGTCCCTCTCTATGACAAGTTTGAGGTCTTCAAAGTCGGTGCCACGAACAACACCGATTACACCGAATACAGCTTTGGCGGAACCGCAGTCGCCCGCATCCGCATGACCTATTTCGGCGGCGTGCCCGCGACCGACAACGCCCAACTCAAAACCTCATTCGTTCAGTATCCCCCCTTCGCGTAACCATGTCGCAAGTTTCGTTCGATCCCCTCACTGGCACGATGATCAGCACCACCGCCCAGGTGGCGCAGCTCGACTCCTCGGGCCAAGTCTCCGGCTCGATGATTCCCGACGAGTTCGACGATGTGCAGACTTTCCCCGCCGTCGCCGACTTTCCCGCCGAAGGCGTCGTCGCCCGCATTTATTTTCCCGCAGATACCAACATCCCGCACCGGTGGGATGTGGACACCCTTTCCTATCTACCCATCTCGTCCGACGCGGACGGCGGTGAGTTTTAGGACTAACCCCGCAGAACAACCAAACATCCCCTAACACAAATGCCCAATACCCTTCGCATCAAACGCCGCCTGAGCGGTAACTCAGGAGCCCCAGCCAGCCTCGCCATCGGCGAACTCGCCTACAACAAGGTTGACGACAAACTCTACATCGGACTCGACTCCGGTATCGTCGCCCTCGCCGGTGAAGGCCACTTCGCCACGAACGCCGACCTCTCCTCGGAAGTCAGCACGCTGAACAGCAGCATCACCTCCGAAACCTCCCGCGCCACCGCAGCGGAAGCCGCCCTCGGAACTCGCATCGACAATGTCCTCTCCAATGTGGACGGCACAGCCCTAAATTCGCTTTCGGAAGTCGTAACTGCTTTCCAGCAAGCGGATTCCAGCTTGAACGGAGCCATAACCTCCCTCGCCAGCAGCGCCTCCAGCGCCCTGACAGCCGAGGTCAACCGCGCCACCGCAGCCGAGGAAGCCCTCGACGGACGCCTCGACACAGCCGAGAGTGACATCGACGCCCTTGAGAGCCGCGCCACCAGCATCGAAGGTGCCGCCTCGACCCTCGCGGGCCGCGTCACCACAGCCGAAGGCGACATCGACGCCCTTGAGAGCCGTGCAGGCACCATCGAGAGCGCCGCAACGACCCTCTCCGGTCGTGTCACCACAGCCGAGTCGGACATCAACGCCATCGAGTCCGCAGCGACCACGCTGGCTGGCCGTGTGACGACCAACGAAGGCGACATCGACGCCCTCGAGTCCCGCGCAGGCACCATCGAATCCGCAGCCACAGCTCTCACCTCCCGCGTTTCCGCGCTCGAGACCGAGATCGACGGCGGCAGCTTCTAGGTAGCCCTTCCCCCAATAGCGGTGGCGCGGTTCCAGCCCGCGCCATCGCTCCCCCTCGCAGCCGCTGAAAACTTAAAACTTAAAACTTCCCAATGGTCCTCAAGGTCAAACGCACCACCGTCGCAGGCCGCATCCCCGCCGCGAACCAAGTCGCCACCGGCGAACTCGCCTTGAACTTGGCCGACCGGCGACTTTACAGCAAAGACCACACCGGCGAAGTCTTCCCCCTCGTCTCCGGCCCCGGAGCCGCCATTTTCCTGCACGCCGTCTCAGGCACCACCCTCTACATCGGCCGCCTCTCCTGGACCGACTACCCCGCCTCCGGCCCCGCTGAAGACGCCACCGCCTGGACTATCTACCGCATCACCACCAACTCCGCAGGCGATGTCGTCTCGGAGCAATCCGCCACCGGCGCGTGGTCGAACAAAACCAATCTGAATTTTTCTTAAACCCAAAAAATCCAAACACCATGATCGCTACCAACCCCATCGAAATCGACGGCAAACAATACCCAAAATATTCGCTCAACTTGGCCATCACAGGCAAATACAACGGCGATGGATCGAGTGACGCGCAGGTCGCCATGCGCCTGGTCCCGACTTGCATCGAGAACAATGAGGTCATCACCGCAGACGAAGCCGCCATCGGCATCGTCCTCGGATCACTGGCCGGTGCGGACGCCGCCACCCAGCAGGCCGTCGGCGCGATCCAAGCCGCACTCCAAGCCTACATCGCCGCAAAAGGACTCTAAGCCATGGCAACCTACTACGC